GAAAAGTCGATACCCCAGTTGCTGAAAGTAGCAGCAGGAGTAAAGTCAATTGCGAATTCATTCGCACCAGTAGTGTAGTTGGCATCCATGGTTGCGCCGATAGCAACACCAGTTGTGCCTAGTTCAAAAGCAGAAGCTGCACCAGCAGCAGCGACGAAAGCAGTAGCGAGAGCAAGAGTTTTCATTATTAGATTTCCTTTTATGTTTACAATAGTTGGGTCCGTTCTGTTTCTAGGTGGAACCCATACCCACAGTAGTTAGGCTGCTAGAGCGTAACCCTTAGGAGCAAAGTTATCGTTTGCATTTAGTTGAATTGATCTATACGCGATCAGCCGGTTAACTCCACTTTATCTTCACACCTGTCGATCCTATTTCGACCCCATCAAAAAAGGAAAATTAATACAGAAACGACTATCATTCCAATAATAATCATAGGCCATGCAATACTTGTGTTATTGCCTTCGATTGGTGGAAACTGTTCAAAGTCGTTCATAGTTTCATTTTTCTCTTTTGGTGGAGTCGCTGGGTACCGCCCCCAGGTCCAGAATGTGTCCACGCCGTTTCAACGTTAACAAGCTACTTATATCATATTATTCAATATTTGTAAACTCTTTACTTTAGTTTCTTTTTGATGTGACATAAAAGGTACACCAAATAGTATACCTGTAATATTATTAGATATTCGGGAAAGAGGTTTCCAAGAGTCTCTTTCCCGAATAAAGATCCGGCCGATCCAGCATAAAGTACGAGGAGGAGATACTAGCTATAGGGCCGGAAAAAACGAAAATCATTGATTAAAGGCTGAAGTCCAGTTTAATAAGATCTGCATCCGGATTTCCTTGCATCTCCATCATATGTTCTGGGCCAATTAAGCGATCCATAAGAGCACGGGTACCGATGACTAGATCGTCGCGACTACCATTATTATCAATAATGAAGTCTGCCATCCAGGGTTCAATATCATTACTTTCTTTATCCTCAGGAGGAAGGTGGCGAGAACGATCTACCCAGATTGAAAGGTCAAAGATACCGGTATTACGCATCCATGTAAATTCGCGCTTATTGCGAAGACCGCAGTATATATCAGACTCCTTAAAGATCTCTTTACCGAGACGGGTAGGATCATCAGCGCAATAGTTAGCGATCAAATCATACCATTCTTTACGATGATTGTGTCGATCATCGAAACACTCTTTTGAATCTTTGTAACCGTACTTGTCCTTCAATGCATTGAAGCATAAGCGTTCCGCAAGGAATTCACTCGAAGATTTAAAAGACATGCCGTAGAAAGTAGAAAGGATCTCAGCTACAGTGTCTTTACCATGACGACTATGCCCAACGAGAACAATCTTAGGTAAAGGTAAACGAGGAATGCTACCCGGTGGTTGATCATCAGTAATTTCAAACTTAATATTATCCATAGTAATATTGTACCTTATTCATATGATATTGTAAATCAATCATTGTTCCAGTCACCGTCCCAATGATAAAATTTATGTACACTGATCTGAGTGTAGAAATCCATCTTACGATTCCAAGAAGGATTCACCCGATCGGCATGATAAAAGAGTGCTCCGGCAGTCGGATCATCTTCCTGACCGGAGATAACAGTACCGGCGATATTCAAAGCTCTCTCGTAGAGATCTTTGTCACCAGGAGTATCACTGTATCCATCGTGAGTCCAAGAGAACTGGCGATCTTGCCAAACTACGCCACATACCGTATCAGGGAAATACTCATGATTGACACGGTTCATAGTGACTTGAGCAACTGCAATTTGACCGATAACTGGTTCTCCACGAGACTCATGATAGATGTTCAGAGCAAGACACTCAAGCTCTTTTTCGCGAGCCTGTACTTCGGTGTATGACACAAAGCCCACACCAGCTAGTACACAGGTGGTAAGAAAACCGGATGCTACATTTTTCAGTTTCATAGTCTGCCTCATTGTTGATTATATACCTTATCAAAAGGACAAACGAATGTAAACCCCCTTTATTCAATTTCTTCTAATTTTTTTATCCCCAGTGCCCAATTCTCTGCTGCATCTTCTACATATCTCATAGATTTATTCGGGAAGTCTTCAGTGAAGAATAGCCGTCCTTGATCATCAAAATATCTGATGTAGAACATTTCTTCCCTATAGTCTACGTGGATTTCACAGTGTCCTTTGTCCGAGGACAAATGTGTAGATAGTTTTTTACCCATATTGAATAAACTCCTCTGCCATTGGAAATATTCGGGAGATAGCATGTGCAACACAACGTGCTACTTCCATATGCTCTTTTTGAGTGCCATTACCGGAACGAAGCTCAATAAAATGTACCCAGGAACGTAGTGTGCCATTCATGTAGATATGACTCATGGTAAGACCTTCAGGAAGAACCGCACGTGCCTGTTCCTTTGCAATACCCTTGTCAATTGCCCACTTATATGCAAGTTGAGCTTCATGAATGATCTGGACCTGTTTCATCGCCCAGGCTTTCTTTAGATCGTCGTCATTACACTCTACGCTATTCTGACGATTCTTTTGATCCTGTAGACGTGCTTCTCTTAGAACAGAGGTATCATCAAGGCTATCTGGGTCGGCGTATCGCTGTGAAAACTCCTGGAAGGAGAAGCTTCGGTGTCGTAAGATTTGCCTTGCAATGTCTCGGGTCGTGGAGATGCCGATTGTGACTGAGCACATTTCGAGCGGTGACCAGTGTTTGTGCTTGATAAGGTATCGAATGAGCTTTTCTGATGTTTCTGAGTTGAACTGGTTAGCTGGGTTAGATACTCGGGCACAGTATCCGATGAGTTCCATTGCGTCATTAAACTGTCCTTTAAACTCAGGTGCAGGTGTAGGCTCAACTACCATATAAGCCTTTGGTTTCAGATAACTGTACTCCATTAATCTTCATTCTCCCAAGCAAACTGCGATTTCTTCTCCTTCTTACGAGGAACCTCTTTCGGTTTAAACCAATCTTTTCCATTTACTCGAATAAATGGTTTATTGGTCTCTTCCTTATTAGGATTCGGAATCGTAACCATTGTACGCTTACCTTTATCGAAAGCCTTACGTTGGTTCAACATACGATCAGGAGAAGCCATATAGGCAGATCTCATTGCTCGTTTAGTAGATGTAGACACTGTACTGTGTACACCCGCACTCAATTCACCTTTACGTCCATTCTTAGCTCGAGTCATTATATCTTCTCCTAGTCTAATTTAAAGTCTTTAAAACGTTCGTTGACTTCACCTTTATCAAATGCTGGGGTATCATCAACTAAATTCTGTTCATCGAAGCTAATATCGAATAGCTTCATTCTGCTCCTATCTATACCGAGGACGAATCGTTTATGAGCAGTCGGATCATTGTATCGGTTCTTTAATTGCTTTACAGCGATCTGTCCTTGTTGCTCGAGTTCTTCGCTCGATACAATTGCAAACATGAGGTCTGCGGTAGCGGGTAGTCCAAAAGACTCGGACGTATCTTCAAGCCCAACATCCGAGTTACCATAACCTGAACGCGTCGTTTGAGTTGCAGATACGAGCGGAACGTTAAACTCCACGGCCAAACCTCGAAGCTCTTCTGCAATCGCTTTAATGTACGTATAAGAATTGATCGATCCCCCCATCGCTTTCATCCGTGATGATGCACAAATATTCAAATAGTCAATGAATATGATATCAGGTTTAAACGTTTTCTTTAGCTTAAGTTCATTCAAAAGTGCTCGGAAGTGTGCACTGTTAGCCTGTCCAGTCGGATACTCCTTTACAATCAGTTTACCGGTAGTCTGTTTGGCAATACGGGAAACTTTCTGTGAGAACATATCCTTCGGCATATTATCTAACTGATCAATCGGAACATCCATCAAGTTAGCATCGATACGTTCAGCAATACGTTCTTCTGCCATCTCCATTGTGATATAGAGAACATTGTACCCATCGGAAAGTGCCGCCGCTGCCATATGACACATAGCCAAAGACTTACCGACACCAGTACCTGCCAATATAACATTTAACGTCTTATTTGGTAGACCTCCTTTTGTAATCTTATTCAACATCTCAAGATCAAAGGGAATACGCGATTCTTCAGTATGATAGAATTCATAGCGCTGTACCCAGTTCTCAATATAGTCGTGACCTACGTTCGCATCGAAAGAAACTGCCAAAGCTTTTGTAAGTATATCTGGAAGAGCATTCTTTGTTAGCGATTGATGCTTTCCGTCGATGATCGTAATGGATTCCATGATTGCATTGTGAACTGCACGATCTTGACACCACCTTTCAGTTGTGTCAATAAGCCAATCATTATCAACCTTTTCCTTGCTAAAAAGATTCGGAAGCACCTCCATAGCTTCTTGGTACTGGTCGTCAGACATATTCGATTCTTCGACCTGTATCTTAAAGGATTCAAGAGTAGGAAGATTGTTATACTTGGCTACAAACTTCCCGACTTCTTGAAACAACTTGCGATAAGTTCCTTCAAAGTACTCCGGTTTGATATAAGGTAAGACCTTACGGGTGAAATTCTCGTTTACTAGCAGATTACGGAGAATAGTCTGCTCGAGATTAATATTCATCAAATTGCTCATCCTCGTAAATAAAATCAGCTATATCTTCATAACAATCGTCACAGATGTAAAGAAGCCCTATATTTGTGACCTGAGGATTTTCTACCGATTCGTACGAGTATCGAAACTCACGATAGCTGTCATCTTCATTTAAGGGTTCTTTACACTGTGCACAATGGTGGGTCATTTCTTTTCCGCTGCTTCCTCTAATATGCTGAATAATATCTCTTTTGCTACAGATTGTAAATCCCTATTTTCTGTAGTAAGATCCTGATCTGGAGAATTGACAATGTTAAAATTGAATTTAAGATGATCGTTTTCTACCCGAAGAGTTCCATATTGAATAACGGTTTCGACGAAGTCTCCTGATAAGATACGAACCCCCCAGAACTCATTCTCGTCAACAGAGTTTGGTATTAATTCATAATCCCGATTCTCGATCATTAGTCGGTATCCTCTATGACAATATCATCAAAGTCTACAAGTGAGGTTTTACCGATCTGATACTGTTTGCGGATGAACTCTTTAAAGTCCGTCTCTTCTAGGATTGGCTTCCAAAACTCCTCGCTAAGCGTGTCCTTCTCTCGATATTTGTTTCCAAGAATTTGTCCAGTATCAGTATCATAGCGTTGATACCATCCTGCAGAAGGCTTGACGACGTATTGACCCGCAAGAGCAACTTCAAGAAGGCCAGACCAATTCTGAACTCCACCCTCCCAAGAAACAGAAATAGGGATCTTAGATTTTTCTTTAACATAACGCGATTTCTCCACATTGATTACAAAATGATAACCTTTGATTTCATTATTCTTCTTGTCCTGCTGACGTCCAAGAATCCAGATGTTATCAGCAGAATAATAGATGCCAGTACCGCCAGAGACAATTGCTTTTGGAAACAATCCCATCTCCTGGTAGGTATGATTGATAGCAAGCATTGGAATATTCTTCATGGCAAGATATGGTGTTGCC